CGGCGGCGAAGACTGCAGTAGTATCATGCCAGATTTTAAAGGAAACAAATGAATAAGCCCGTACATCCCTCTACTTTAACCGGACAGATTCTAATGTTCTTAGGCCGCACAGACGGTAAGTGGGCTACCTGGGGCCAGTCATTTTATATGCCAACCGTTCAAGGAGTTTTCCCTGTTGGAACTACAGAAGTTGTTCAGCTTAGATTTATGCAAGGCCTACAAAGAAAGGGATTAGTAGGGGGCTGTGATTGTGGCTGTAGAGGGGACTACGTACTTACCCACGCAGGGCTTGAATTCCTGGCCAATACGTCTCTTCAAGGAGAATGTGAAGCAAAAGAATATTTAAAAGAAGGACACCCATTCGGGTATTAAACTGGAAAGAGAGAAGAAATAATGGAAATTCAAATGAAGAGATTGACGGTTCATCACTATGGGGAAACAACTGAGGAAGATAAGCGTATCACTATTTCGCCAGCCAATATCTTTGCGTTAGCCGCAGACGTCGAAGATGTGGTGGTTAATGGCCGTACATTGAGAAACGTGGTGGTTTTGGGGATAGATGGCGGCAGCATTCCATTGACGGTCAATCATGCCGACTTGTCTATTTTGGAAGAAGCTACCGGTTCTTATTGCCTATCGTGAACTGACCAATTTTGTCAGTAGGGCAACCATGCTGGAATGCTGGCTTTGGAGATCTTGGCGTAAAAGGTCTATCTTTTCTCCCAAAACCTTGATTTCGGCGTTGTAGACCTCTTTGAGATGGCTTAAGTCTTTGGAAACATTGTCTTTTTGGACCGCGAGTTCGATTTCCAAGACCTTGATCTTCTCATTTAGATCATTTTCGACCCTAGAAAGCTCGGCCTTGGCTTCCGCTAAGATGGCTCCTCGCTCTCTATCCTTCTTAAGTGTTTGTTTAAACGAGATATGGCGATATAGCTGCCATACGGACCCTAAAACCGTAACTACGCCTGCGCCTATGCCAATATCGGTGTTTAAGTCCATGGGAGTATCCTCTCTGATAAGATTGGCAAAATGTCCCAAAACTGTGTGATATGATATAGGGTATTAGAGGTTCATATGGAAACTAAAGAAGAAGGTTTTTTCGATTTTTTGTTGGGTTACAGGAAGACTTTGGCATGGGTGGCCATGTTTACGGTATCGGTCATCCTTTTGCTTAAAACCTACATTACGGGCGCCCAATGGGCCGATGTAGCCAAGGCGACGTTCTTGGGCTTCATTACCGGGAATTTGGGTGAGCATTTAGGAAATCTGGGACAAGCCTATTTTAACAGCAAAGGCGGCACAGCTGCAGTCATAGCGGCTGTTAAGGAGAAGATCTGATATGTTGGCGAAACTAAAAGCCTTATTAGTCTCGGTTAAAAACGAGATTTACGACATTTGGAATCGTATCAAGATCCCCTTGATTATGATTGGTGGTCTAATTGTAGCTCTAGAGTTTAAGAAGCTCCAAGAATACTTTCTTGTAAAAGGTGGCCAGAAACAAATCACCAATGCTAAGAAGGAAGACGCGAACCTAGCTGCCGTCGAAAAGACGGATAGCGATGCAGCTGATGCTTTAGTGCAGGAAGCCAAAGACTTGCCTGCTCAGCAACCACCAGTGACCCAAGACTGGTATAAGAAAGAGGATTCCGAATGAAAAAGCTTATTTGTCTTGTCTTATTATTTTCTAATCTAGCTATGGCATCTAATTGCGATTGGTCTACAATAAAGCAGTTACCAGATGGCGGATATGAGTATTCGCCTGCTCTCAATTTATGTGTGGGAAATCTTGTACAGCAGAGTAAGGTTCAGACCAAACAGATTAGCGACCTTACGACTGCCGTGGATCTAAAAGATGCCGCCTTGACAGCCGCAGACCAACGCACGCTATTATGGACTACTGCTGCCGAGAATGAACAAGACCGCATGAACAAACTTCAAGCCGATCAAAAACATTCTGACTGGTTATATTTCGCGCTGGGCGTCGTGACCACGTTTGCTGCTGGTTACGGTGCTGCCGCGTTAGCTAGACACTGAGGTTTTGATTAAGACGTTGTAGACGTCCTTAGGGGATAAGTCAGCAACGTTTTCTCCAAATTCAATGTTCTCGTAATTCTCAAGAACATATCCTACAAGCTCTGAACAAAAGTCAGAAGACCCATTGTAATTGAATGGGCTTTTTGTCTTTAAGCCTAGGAGCTGACCAATCCTTACCCAGACCATTCCTAAGATACCGACCATATTATATGGCTTGCCGCTTTGATTGAAAGCAAATTGTACAAAAGCTTTCTTCTTATCTTCGGAGATCGGGAACGTGAATTCTTTGTAGACTATTTCTTGTTGATCAAACAGCGCCTGACTAACCATGTTGACCTTAAGACCACTCGCTTGAACAATGATATTCATGTCCAGCTCTTTAAGATAGAATTTAACGTAAGTATGGGAGAATGGTGCCCAATAGCCTGCCATTATGATCCATGAAAATGGTTCAAACCAGCCCGAAGCCCTAGAAAATCCAACAGTTATTGAATCCATATTACACCAAACACTTATGAAGTTTGTAGTTGATGGCTACAAATGGGTTATTTGTACCGGTAGAAGTATAGACCAACCTAAGAGCCAATCCAGCGATAATCTTTGCTGGGTATATTATATCAAATTGAGTGTCGGCTATAGGAGCGACATTCCAATTTGTAGCGAATTGGTCGAGCACGCTTCCCGCAGGATACCCGGTAAAACCTGTGGGGTCTATGACTTGAAAAGAGACAGTATCTCCATAGTTCCCGTTATTGACTATCAACTCGACGCCCGTTATCAGGCAATCGTCGGTAAGCGTATAGTCCAAGTTGCCCGCGCCTCCAGCAGTCATTGTAGCAGAAACGCCTTGAGCATCGAAAGTCAGCTTAGACTTATCAAAATCGTCGATATGTATTGGATTGTAATTACTACCGTTCATAAATCACTCTTCCGTCCATTCAACGTAACAATTCCATGTTCCGCCCGTTACAGTTGTTGCATTTAAATTTATAGCGAGCACTTGAGTTGTGCCTCTCAATACAATACATTGTTCAGGCCCAAAACCAAAATCCCATTCGTCTACGGTATCCGCTACATCGGAGCCCGAAGTCGGTATAAATATCCTTGCAGACCTAATCGTTCCCACAGCAGCCCCAAGAGCGCTTGGATTGGCCGTATAATTTAAAACGGTAGCGGTAGCCGCAGAATTTGTAGAATCGTGAGGTACAGCAGTAGCGGCAGCACTTGTGCCACCAGTATTAGCCGCTGATCTCTTTATCAGCAAAACATTGGCGACACCTGCAGTAGTTTCCTGAGCACTAAAAGCAATTCTTACAATTCTTACAATTTTACTTGCCGATCCAGTAATTGTAAAAATATCTGTTGCGTTAGTAGCAGAAGCAAATCCAATAGCCGATGTGGCTGAATAGGTAGCTTTAGTGCCATCTACGGGAATAGAATTTACATTTATTAAAGTCGTAGTCGTAAGAGGAGCGATTGTTATGGTCCCCGCATCTACCAATAGCTTACCGGCGCTATCTACCTGCAAGGCAACCTGTTGGCCGTTGGTAACAGTGGGAGGAGTAGAGCTGAACACACCACCTACAAGAGAGGAACCTGTTCCAGCAGTTCCGGGAGCAACTGAACCAATAGGATTATCGATCAACTGCAACGATGCTATTTCAGTCGCCTGATTGGCGGAAGTCGATGCGCCCGTTGGAAGCGAAACGGTTCCCGTAATGTTGTCTATATTGAAGCTATCAACGCCAGTAGCGACTATTAGTGCGCCTCTCGCCGTAGACTGGGCTTCTACGGTCTCACCAGTAGTGACGGTAGGCTGCGTAGTATTAAATACGCCACCAATTTGGACAGGATTTCCAGCCTTAGCTGCGCCGCTTGCCGAGTCACCTTGTACTGTCCAAGGCGATGTGCCTTGGTCTACCGTGACTATGCTTGCCGATGTAAGAGGAGCAATAATTTGACGGCCACTTGAATCTAGTTGAATAGCTGATTGCTGCGCACTTGTTAAGGTAGGCAGTGTAGAATTGTATTGTCCGCCTGTCAACAACGAGGTAGTGGCAGCGGTGCCAGGAGTAACTGGTCCATCGGACGAATCGGCGGTTCTTAAATAGCCCCCAACATTTTCTATCGATAGAGGCGCTAAGTCTCCGTTACCCCAAGTAGGAGGAGAAGTTGATGCGTATCCACCAATATATGTCGCATATGATGGAGTGGTCGTATTTACCTGCGATACCGAAGGATTGGTTGCGATAACCGTCCCAGTTACTATCAAAGCGCCGCTAGAATTTACTTGAAGATCGGCACGTTGACCATTTAAGAAAGTAGGTGTAGCCGAATTGTATATGCCACTTACCTTTATACCGTTTCCAGAATCAGCGGTTCCAGATGGTACGTTACCAACTGCTTGCACGTTGAAGTTTGCCGCGAAAGGAGAGACAACATTTATCAAGTCTATGCCAGAGCTAGCAGTGAGATACGCAGTGAGAGATCCTGAGGTGTAAGCAGATACTGTAGCCTTAATTGTGGTGTAAGAACCAATCCCGATAAGCTGATAGTTACCCTGAACCGTTGCGCCAGTTAAGTTGATCGCTGTGGCATAGCCAGACGAGATATTATATAAACCAATGGTGCAATATTGAGTGGGACCAGAAGCACCTTCTACAAGAATAGTTCCTGAAAATGAACCGTCTAGCTCAAGAGCGCCACTAGACATGCCATTCAGGTTGCTAAGCGTTATGGTTGCGCCCAATGATCCAAGTGTACCGCTGACTTGCCTATCAGGCAGTGTAGCTCTCAAGTTGCCAAGCGGATCAAGCTGCAAAGCCGATTGTTGAGTGTTAGTCAGAGTGGGTTGAGTAGAATTGTATTGACCGCCCGCTAGCATTGATTTGGTAGCTACGGTTCCAGGAGTAACAGGGCCGTCTGCGGCATCAGAGGTGAGCCAAGGTGTTGATGACTGAGAAACAGGCTGTACGGATTGCCAGAAGGTGCCGGATACCGGTACCGCAGTTCCACCGGTTACGCCTTGAATGCTGACCACACCGCCGGCAGGGGTGCCTGCCGTGCCTTGGCCTGCGACTTGTAAGCTACCACCGGAATTTACGTCAGCATAATTATCGGGTAAGCCACTTGCAGAGCTAACGCCGCCTATTCTGACTGGTAGTGTATCATTTACGCCTGTAAGATCTGACATTTATATCTTCCTAAATTAAAAGGGGAATTGTACGAAAAGCACAACTCCCCTAGTATATATCACAGAACGATCAACTATTAGTTCTGATTGCCTTCAACTGTCGCATATACGTCGAAAGGCTGTAAATCCAGGTTTGTGATGGTCACGGTTACCGTATTAGCTGCGGCAACCAGTGGGGGCACTACCACTGTCATGTCAATATTTGGAGACGCAGTGCTGTTGAATCCAGTAAAGATCGTAGTCCCGTTGTTCTGAACTTGGGTCTTGATCTTGCCGGAAGCCGCCGACCAAATTCTTTCTAAGTTAAAACCAGCGCCTCCAGCAGTATAAGTAAAGGTATGTGAAGCACCTGCAGCCAAAGCAGCATAGGTGAAATAAGCCTGAACAGCTGTACCGGCAGTCGTAGATACGACAGTTACAGGAACTGGATTAGTGCTTGTTACGTTTGCTCCAGCAACTGCCAGATTTGCAGCCACGCGAAGTGTTTGAGCACCAGTTGCACCGTTGTTGAAATCTGCGGCGCCTGCGGCATTACCGATTTCAGCGGCAGCCCTGATAGTATTAGCACCAACCGTTCCCCAATTCGTGTCAACAGTCGTTGGGAGATTGGATACAACCACAGTACCGATACTGTTAGTACCAGCGGGAAGCGGAGTGCCTACAGTTACCAGAAGTTCGCCACCCGCAGAAACAGAAGCCGTATTCGTTCCATTGGTGATACTGGTAAACCATGAATTTGCAACCGTATTAGGAGCGCCCTGATTTGCAACAACCCTTAAAGTCTGAGCATCTGTGGCGCCAGCACCGAAATCAGCTGCACCTGTAGCATTGCCGATTTGAGCTGCCGTGCGTAGAGTAGTAGCCCCAACGGTTCCCCAGTTTTCATCGTATGGGAAAGTAACTGCTGCGTCAACTAACAATCTACCAGCGGAATCAAGCTGTAAAGCCGATTGCTGACCAGTAGTAAGAGTGGGAGCCGAGCTATTGTATTGTCCACCGGCAAGCTGAGAGAAACTTGCTGCGGTTCCAGGAGACACGGGACCATCAGATTGGTCTTTGGTAATCCAAGGAGAAGTGCTTTGAGTTACAGCAACGGTCCAGGCACCTGACTGAGTGACAGGTAAAGCAGATTGATTCGAGGCGATCGTCACAGGGATCGAGGCCGACATGGTTGTCTGACCTAAAGCTAGAGCAGCGCCACCGACTTCAGTTAAATTTGAAGTCCATGGTCCACCACTTTGTGTGACGCCCCCGATAACATTGGTACCGGCAGGAAGAGGTTCGGTAATATCAACTTTGATTTCACCGGCAGCCGTGATACTAGCGGTATGGGTACCATCGGTTAATTCGAATGGCCATGCATTTGCGATGGTATTCGGTGCGCCTTGATTGGCGGATACCCTGAGCGTTTGAGCACCAGTTGCGCCAGCATTGAAATCTGCGCCGCCCGTGGCGTTACCAATTTGGGCAGCAGTCCTAAGCGTATTTGCCCCAACGGTACCATAATTGGTATCATATGGAAAAGTTATCAAGGCATCGACTAAGAGTCGACCTGCCGAGTCTAATTGAAGCGAGGACTGTTGACCATTTGTAAGAGTAGGAGGAGTACTGTTATAAATACCGCCCGCAAGGACTGAGTAAGCACTGGCGGTTCCAGGAGCAGCTGGACCACTCGCAGGCATGACAACTTGGAGCCAGTTAGAACCCGCGATAGCCTGGGAATTGATTGGGGTTCCCGTGCCATCATCCAATTTAATGGTGATACGGCCCGCAGAATCTACTCCAAGTAATTGGGAGGACGTCGTACCGTCTGCGATAAACGCAACGACGTCGCCATTAGTTTGTGTCCGGACTGGTAAAGAAGAATTAAAATCACTCATAATATCACCTATTTATATAATTAAGAAACGATGGCTTCTGCAATTTTCAATTGCAATTCTTGTTCTTTTGCTTCCGAGATTGCAATATTGTCTTGAAGACGCTTGATGTTATCCATGTATTCTTCAATACGCAGTTCGACCTCGGCTTTTGCCGCGCTCACTCTTAATAATTCTACTTTTATCTTCTTCAATTCTAAGCTTGTCATATTACTCCTAAGATTGTATTATATCGCTTATGCTATCTCTAATACCTGTATTCTTCCTTCAAAATCGCCTACATACGGCCTATTGTGTAGAACTTGGACCAACAAGACATCAGCCGGAGCTAACGTAAATCCATCGCTAGAACCTGTAACAAATTCAAAATATTCGCTCAAAGAGCTACCAAAGAAGGTTCTACGTGTGTCTATTTGAACGCCATTCCAGAAGACCGTGAATTTTGCAATATTTTCGCCGGAAACCGAGATCCTTTGGAGGATAGAGCCGGTTAGGCCGCCAGGTACCGTATATTGGACTAGAGTAGTTGTGGCGCCTGAAACCACGGAATTAGCTTCGTTATAGATGTTTTTGACGGTATTACCGGCTACGGGCACCGAAACTATATTGACATTAAGAGAGCCATCCGTATTAGGCTCGATAAAGTTGCCGTTAGGGCCTTTAACCTCGACTGTACCTATCGATATAGAGCCCTCTATGGCCACTGGGAGCGGATTGGTGTCGGTATAGCCGTTGCCATACTCATCTACCGTCCTGACGCGCCACGCGTCAATTGGATCGGTTTCATAGGTCGCTAGCATCCTAGCTTCTAGGGGTACCGTGGACTTGTTTTGAGCGGCTGCGGAGAGCATTGAGTTGTTGGCAGTCGTAAAGGCGCTTAAATCGACATTAAAGTCTAAGCCGCCCTTTTTGGGGCCAACATGGATAGTGGTGCTATCGACCACCATTTTGACGAAAAGCGTGAGTTGGGAGGAATTGCTCTTGAGAAGAACTTCCATGCCAAAGAAAAAGCCAGCAGTATCAGCAACTTGTAAAATACCGGTCGTCGTGCCGTTAGCAGTAAGCGCAACTGGAGGAACAGCGTTCCACTGACGTTCGTTAGCCATTTTACCTTTTTCCTTAACCTAAAGCCTCGAACCGTATCGAGACACCTATAAGATTGGGGAATTTAAAAGCTTACGGACAGGGCGGAGGTGTGGGGAAAGGAGGCCAGCTGATTTGTATGCGAGGAGGGCCGGGATAATGGCATTCGCATCCCCAGTTTTCCCAGCCCACAGGTATAACTTCAGGGAAGCCAGGAGGCACAAAGCAGAACTCAAAAGGGCCAGGAGGGTAGATAGGGAAAAGCACGGTATAGCCCAGATTTTGGAAGTAAGTTGTTACATAGGCGGAGGTTACAAAAGCTGGCAGATAAGGCGCCACGCTAAATAGGCCATTGGAGGTTGCATTAAGGATTAAAACGGTCGTAGCGGCTATAAAAGCGGCCTGAGCGGCTGCTGTCTCAGCTGTTATAGTGGCATTGGAGTCTGTATTGGCTGTTGCTGCATTTGGTAATGTTGGCATATTCTTAAGATTGGAATAAAAAATGGGCTCGGAGGAAACCTCCGAACCCATAATTCAAATAGTTAACTTAATTTAATAATTAAGGAAGGCTGACTGCGCCAGATTCACTGTCGTTAGGAGCACTTTCGTCGGTAACAGCTAAACCCTTGTAAGTAATATTGATTTTGCTGGTAGCGCGGCTCTGGAAGTTATTCGAGTTGGTGTCCGGGAGGCAACCGATAATGGTAGCCATAGGAGCGCCAGCTGAATTTTCACGATCGGCAACAGTGATGGTCACTGGTCCAAGTCCTAAAAGTGAGTTAAGAGTTGGGAATTGACCCAAAGCTTTAACGCCATATCCATATACGCGGAATCCCGAACACTGTACATTGACAGCATTGTAGGAAACCAGGGTAATCTCATCAGGACTATAACGACCGAGAAGATGGATGTCTTCGCTGGAAATACTTTCACTGATTGAACACGAGTCGAAGATCCCGATAACTACAGGTCCGCCGGTAGCGCCCTGGATACTAACAACGGATCTACCGCCGGTAATAACCTTACTAGCTGCTGGATCAATCCCACGTCTGCCACTGTCATCAATAATTGCCATAAAATTCTCCTTTTAACTTATTATCCGCTTGCCGATTGCTGAACTGCCGACAATGAGAGGTCGATAGCCACGAAGTAAATGGAAGTCGTGAGTTTAGCTTCTACGTTGATAAACATAGAAGGTGCTGAGATAACGATACTTGCGTTCTTATATCCCAGAGGAGCATCGGAACTAGTGGTCGTCATTTTCAGTTTCTTGTAGTAGTCGAAACGTTGTTGCAAGAAGCTCAATGCTGAAGCAGCTGAGACGTCGGCAACTGATTTACCAACAATTGCGCTTTGGAAGCTTTGTGCCAAGTCGAGGGCCAAGATATCAGAGAGATAAACGGCTTGAATCGAATTGTAAACAAAGTTGGTGTCGAGCCCGTAAGTTGTCTGATCCGAAACCCAAGGTATACCCGAAGTATTTTGGCTGAGGACCAAGAGACCTGCGATGATGGCGTCAGCCACATCTGCTGGATCTCCGCTGTCATAACCAGCTGGATTCTGGAAGCTAACAACGTTTGCGAGATGGTTACAGATAGACTTGTAGAATCCACCGGCTTGCATACCAGCGGCGATACAAGATCCATACCAAGGCAAGAACAACTGATTGACTCCTTGTGAGTTAACCTGAGCGATCTGCTGCATGGTCATCGAGCAGCGATAGCTTGCCAAGCTCTGGGCCTGTGCTTTGCAATTCGCATACGTGTCGTTGTAAGACAAGATAGCCATACGATTGCGCTTAAGAGTAGGAGTCGAATATTGAATGCAATGAGACTTCAACAATTCATTGATAGCGTCGATCGTATAAGTCGAACTTGGATCCGTGTTTCCTGCAGTGATGTCTTTTGAAGCATCCTGAGAGAACAAAGGAACGATGATATTGATTTGCACACCAGCCATTTGACTGATTGCGTTGACGATATCAGCGGCAAGAGTTCCACCCAAAGCCCCATCAGAGAGGTAGGAAAGAGCCATTGGTTTAGGAATACCGGCTACAGCAACAGGAGTAAATCCAAATGCGGTAGAACTATTGATGGCCTGTTGGAACGCGTAAGCGGCGTCTTTGATACGTCCTGGCTCGATGCTTGCGGCAGTCGAACAAATTCCGACAGCTGTCACTTGATCCAAAGAAGAAGGAGGCAGTGAATTTGCGGAAGGCGCGGCAAAAGCTGAATATCCAGGTTGAGAATTAATGAAAGCCGCCAGAGTTCCGATAGTGGTAAACTGGGCGATTGGAATCGAAAGAGCGGCACCACTTCCACCGGTTACAGCGGTCGTAATGGCCGTCGCGCTGATGGTAATGGTTGCAGTCGTTCCTTGATATCCGATATTCAACGCGATAGCTGGCGAAATGTTGAACACTTCGTTAATACCTGCGAAGGAGTTAATTACGTTGACTTCCACAGCAGCTTCTTCACTGGAGACCGTGAGACCGGGAAGCAGTCCAAGAGATGCAAGATCTCCAGGCGTAGAATCGATCAGCTCGAAAGATTTTCCCCAACC